ACGGCACCTTCAATTTCGGCGCGCTCGGCCCCAACCCGCTGCAGACGCTGATGGGCCTGTTCCTGCAGCTGCAGGGCCAGTTCGGCACGTTCCTCTACACCGATCCCGACGACAACGCGGTCACCGGCCAGTTCATCGCCGACGGCGACGGCGTCACCACGGCTTTCGAGATGGGTCGCACGCTCGGCGGCTTCAACGAGCCGGTGAGCTGGGTGACGGCGCTCACCAATGTTTATTTGAACGGCGTGCCGCAAGACTCCGGCTTCGCGCTGACGACGCCGAACACGCTCGCCTTCACCGCGGCGCCCGGCAACGGCATCGCGATCTCCGCGGATTTCTCCTACGCCTTCAACTGCCGCTTCCTCGACGACGAGATGGAATTCGAGGAATTCATGTCGAACCTGTGGCGGCTCGACAGCATGAAATTCCGAAGCGTCAAGAGCTGGCTGTGATCAGCGGCGCATTTTTGGGTTGGCGGGCGGCAAAAATGCGCCGCGCAGCAAAATGAAACCCGCTTCGCCGGCGCTGATCGCCTATCTCAACGTCGCGCGCGGCCAGCCCGACGCGCAGCTCTTGATGGCCGATGCCTTTCTGTTCGTGTTGCAGAGCGGCACCATCACGCTCGCCTACACCAATATCGACGTGACGTTCGCCTATAACGGCGTCACCTATCTGGCCAATTCCGTCCTGATGGACGGCCTCAAATACAAGGCTTCGGTCGGGCTCGAGGTCGACCAGCAGCAGATCACGGCGTCGGCGCGCACCACCGACACGATCGCGTCCGGCGCGCCGTTCCTTCAGGCGCTGCGCGCCGGCGCCTTCGACGGCGCCGAGGTCTATCGCTATCGCATCTTCTTCTCCGACCGGCTCGGCGGCACCGTGGTCGGCGGCGTGCTCTTGTTCAAAGGCCGCTTCGGCAAGATCGACGAGCTCGGCCGCACCACGGCCAAGTTCACCGTCAATTCCGACCTGGTGTTGCTCGACATCGACATGCCGCGCAACATCTATCAGCCGACCTGCCTGCACACGCTGTACGATCCCGGCTGCACGCTGCAGAAGGCGCTGTTCGGCACCAATGGCACGGTCGGCGCCAACCCGACGTCGTTTGCGATCTACTGGGCCGGCGCGAACGCTAACTTCGCGCAAGGCACCATCACCTTCACCTCCGGCGTGCTCGCCGGCGTGAGCGCGACGGTCGGCTCGGCCGTTGCCGGGCTGCAGCTCAATATCCTGATCCCGCTGCCGGCGGTGCCGGCTCAAGGCGACGGCTTCACGGTTTATTTCGGCTGCGACCACACCATCGGGACCTGCCAGACCAAATTCAACAACCTGGGAAATTTCCGCGGCTTCCCTTACGTGCCGCCGCCGCAGATGGCTGTGTGAGATGCAATGAACGCACGCACCACGATCATCGACAAGACCGACAACGCCGCGCGCGCCACGGCGCTCGCCGAGCATCATGGCCACACCGTCATGCTCAGCGCGCTCGCCTGCGCGCTGGCGCGCCATGTCGTTGTCACCTCGAGCGACGCCGTCACGCAGGCCTTCCTGGACGATTTTGTCCGCAAGGCGCGAAAGATGGGAGCGGACAGCGGCGTGCCGGCGGTCGCGGCCGCGGCCGAACGCAAGACCGACGAGCTGGTCGCGCTGCTGCTGGCGGCACACCGCGACGCGATCTCGAATGTCGACAGAGGCTGAGCAGCGCGCGGCCGTCGTCGCCGCGGCGCGGAGCTGGGTCGGTACGCCGTATCACAACATGGCCGACGTCAAGGGCGTCGGCGTCGACTGCGGCATGCTGCTGGTGCGGGTGTTCGTCGACTGTGGGCTCACGCCGGCGTTCGATCCGCGGCCTTACGCCTTCGACGCGCATCTGCACCGGAGCGACGAGGGTTATCTCGGCAAGGTCCTGGCCCGCGCCGGCGAGGTGACCGCGCCGGCGCCGGGCGACGCCATGCTGTTTCACTTCGGCCGCTGCTACTCCCACGGCGGCATCGTGACGGCGGCCGATCCGCTGACCATCGTGCACGCCTTTTATCAGACGCGCTGCGTGGTCGAGGACATCGTCGCGCACAACGCGCTGATGGCAAGCCCCGACCGCAAGCCGCGTTTCTTCAGCTACTGGGCGCCGCGCGCGGCATAGCCACGAGCGGGCCTCACTGATCCCCGCGCGAGAAGGGTTGGCGTGGCGGCTTCTCGCGCGGGGGCTAAATGTCACTCTTCAAAGGCCCGAGCAGCAGCGCGATCACGCCGGACTATACCGGCCTGCAGATCCAGACCGCGGTGTCGGCGCTGCCGATTCCGATCGTCTGGGGCATGACCAAGATCGCGCCGAACGTGATCTGGTATACCAATTTCGATGCGGTCGCGCAGGGCGGTTCGAGCGGCGGCGGCAAGGGCCTGTTCAATTCCGGCAACAGCGCCTCGCAGTACACTTACACCGCCGACGTCATCATGGCGTTGTGCGAAGGCCCGATCGCCGGCATCAATCAGATCTGGCGCGGCCAGTCGATCTATACGCTGGCCTCGCTCGGGCTGTCGCTCTATTCGGGTGCGACGCCGCAACCGATCTGGCCCTATCTCGCCACCACGGGGGCGACCGAAACGCTGCTCGGCCTGATTCTGGGCGGGGACACCGGCTTCACCGCGGAACAGCTCACCGGCCAGATCGCGCTGGCCTATCAGGGCACGGCTTATGTGGCCGCGGCCAATTACGACCTCACCTCGAGCGCCACCCTCGACAACCATAATTTCGAGGTCGAAGGCTTTCGCTTCGCCACCGGCTACGGGCCGGGCTATGCGTCCGACGATGCCGACCCGGCGCTGATCGTCTTCGACTTTCTGTGCGACGCGCAGTTCGGCATCGGCTTCGCGATCGCTTCGATCGACGCGACGACGCTGGTGAGCTCCGGCGCCCCGGGCGGGGATTCGTCCTTTCAGACGTATTGCCGCGCCACCGGCCTGGCGCTGAGCCCGGGACTGACCGACCAGGAGACCGCGTCCTCGATCCTCGAGCGCTGGCTGCAGCTCACCAACACCGCGGCGGTGTGGTCCGGCGGTCTGCTGCGCTTCATTCCCTACGGCGACACCCCGGTCAGCAATCTCGGCTTCAACTTCACGCCGAACGTCACGCCGATCTACGATCTCGACGACGACGACTTCATCGTCGAGGACAACGCCGACCCGGTGCAGTGCTCGCGCATCGATCTGTTCGAAGCCTACAATGTGTGGCGGCTCGAATGCGCCGATCGCTCCAACGCCTACAACCTGACCACGGTCGAAAGCCGGGACCAGGCCACCATCGAGCTGGTCAGCCAGAGACTCGGCGGCGGCCGCGGCGAGCGCATCGCGCCGACCGTCACGGCGCACGAGATCTGCGACACCAACGTGGCGCTGATCAGCGGGCAGCTGATGCTGCAGCGCGCGATCGGCGTCCGCAACACCTACAAGTTCCGCCTATCCTGGGAATACTGCCTGCTCGACCCGATGGATCTGGTGACGATCACCGATGCCATCCTGGGGTTGAACCAGGCGCCGGTGCGCATCACCGACATCGAGGAGGATGATAACGGTTATCTGGAGGTCACCGCCGAGGAGTTCCCGCTCGGCTACGCCACCGCTGCGCTCTACAAAACAACGTCGGTGGTCAACGATCCGACCAACCGCAACGCATCTGCCGGCGCCGTCAATGCGCCGCTGATCACCGAGCTGACCGACGAATTCTCCGGCGGCAACTTCATCACCTTCGGCGTGTCGTCGCCGAACCCGCTCTATGGCGGCTGCACCGTCTATATGGCGACCGACCCCGGCGGCCCGTTCGACCCGATCGGCACGCTCAACGGCAACACCAAGATGGGCGTCACCACCGCGGACTTTCCCGCGGTGGCGCTCAATCCGAGCGGGCAGACCGTCGACCAGGTCAACACGCTTTCCGTCAATCTGACCGAGAGCAACGGCGCGCTCACGTCGGCGACCACCAACGCGGCGCTGGCGCTGACCGACCCGTGCTATGTGGGCGGCGAGCTCGTCAGCTTCGCCACCGCGACCCTGACCGCGGCGAACCAGTACAATCTCAATTATCTGGTGCGCGGCGCCTTCGGCACCGAGTCGGCGATCGCCGACCACCCGGCCGGCACCGTATTCGCGCGGCTCGACAGCGCGATCTTCCAGTGGGAATTCGACCAGAGCCAGATCGGCACCACGCTCTATTTCAAGTTCGCGAGCTTCAACAGCTACGGCGCCGGCGCGCAGTCGCTGGCCGATTGCGCCGCTTACGCCTACCAGATCCAGGGCACGGCGCTCGCTTCGCCGCTGCCGACCGTCGAGAACCTCTATTCGAACTTCGAGGCCGGGTTCCAGAAAATATACTGGGACCAGGTCGATGATTTCCGGAACGGCATCTTCTACGAGTGGCGCCAGGGCACCGACTGGGACACCGCAGCCTTCATCCGCGACTATGCGCATCCGCCGTTCATCGCCCAGGGCAACGGCACCTTCCTGGTCAAGGCCTGGTGCCAGCCGGTCGCGGGCCTCGTCGTCTATTCGGAAGAAGCCGCCGAGATCGAG